GTTCTAAAATTATTCATCAAGATTGTGATCCAACTTTAGCTCAAGATAAATCCCTACCTTACAATGCCTTCCTCATTGAATATACTGTGGAAGGTCTTACCAAATTCGATATTGCTTCTGGTGCTGGTCAGGTAGATATTTTTGACGAGTATTGGGATAAATATCATAGTGATTTTGTCAACATGACTCCAACAGAGGGTAGAGTAAACCCGAAGATGTGGAACGATCCAAGTAAACCTACTAAAAACAAATGAATGGTTCAGCAACGGGACAATGGTGTATTTTTTACAGAAAATTAGATGATCCAAAATTTTGGTACACTATGAAACTGTGGAGAAAAGATGGTGTCTTAGTATCTGCAAAGACATATAATGATGTGTATAAGTTTAACCGTTTTAAAGAAGCGTTTGACTTTGCAAAGAATTTAATTACTGGAAATGGAACTGAACCAGTGTATGATGCACAGGTCAAACGTGTTTGTAAAGCTAAGGGTGAAGCATTCTACTTAGCAGGAAACTAATTGTATTGAGAAATACAGGTTGACAAAGCATACATAGTATGGTATGCTTATACCATCGTTCATCCCACTCTTGGGTGGGACGCAAGTAAGTCGCGGAACGGAGCCGTTCATCCCATGCTAGAAGTATTATTCTATTCATCACTCACATGTGCTCAAGCTGATGCAGTTATGCTTCGGATGAGGACAAACGAGAATATTCCCCCCGAATATAAGGTGGAATTGATTGAGGTCATGAAGGAATCAACCCCTGAATGCTACCCTTGGGACGCAAACGACTGAAGGAACGGGGACTAACCACCCTACTTCTTCAGGAGTCAACTCATGAACACACTTAATCAAATCAGGAAGCAGATCATCAAGAGATCTGCTCTACACGACGCTCAGATTCTTCACACCTCATATCGTGGTGTTGAGTATACTACACGTTGTGTTGAATCAAAGGAAACCCATGGCACATTCTGCTATCGTGGTAAACTTTACACAAAGTGATTAACTTACTTACTGAGAGGGTTTCGACCCTCTTTTTTTATGAGTATAAATTAGTAGGCAATAATATTCTTTGCAATTTTTCTTTAATTCAATGTACCAAAAATAAATAGTGGTAGAATTATGCGAGGTGGAAAAATGAACCCTTCTCTCCCCTTTATTATGGTCTATTGCATGGAGAAAAAGAATGCACAATTTATTGTCCAGATCACAACTTAATCAGTGGAAACATCTAGAAACTACTGTAGACACTTTGGAGGTGGAAAATCAAAAACTCGATGACTACTATGAATGTTTAGTCGAATGTGATTTAGAAAACCAAACGTACTGTAAACGAATATGCAGGAAAATTCTTAATTAATTTACCAGAGGGGTTGCAACCCCTCTTTTTTTATGCTATGATGTTGACATCTGTAACCTAAATATGGATAGAGAAAAACTGAAACTCATCGTCAAGAACCTTAAATCTCTAGTCGATGCACTAGAGAGTGAAGTGTATTCAAATGTTGATGCATACAAATATGTACACCCTTGGGATGAACATGTAAACAAAACAAAAGCTAGAGTATTAACCTCAGAGGATGATGATGACGGATATGCAGATTGACTGGCGTTACAGTGATGAGAGAATGGACGTGAGAACACAAGGACTTAATATCCTACTCAAGAAATTTGGACCTGAGTTATGCTCAGATGGATCACCAAAGTATTCATCCCAAAGCATTTACGAATGCATTCATGATTGGGTATCACAAGGTAACGCAAGTACATCTGGCATTGTTGCTTACTACAAGGCGTATTATGACCCGACTAAAAGACCAGATAAGATTAGCAAAGAAAGCTATTAAGGAAGCAAAGAATAAACCTAATCTCTATACAGATGAGGAACTTTCTTACATGGCAATAGCACTTGTACGTGCTAAAATACAACTCAAAGTAAAACAACAACGCCGCAGGCAGGAGAAAGGATTTAGTAATGAACTCAGTGAAACTAGTGACAGTCACTCCCGAAGCGGAGAAGACGATGGGGTATGTAGCGAGGGTGAGCAACCCTAACAACCAGGACAATCCTAAAGTTGCAGGTCTGCTGTCCTATTGCATTAAACACAACCATTGGAGTGTCTTTGAGCAGGCACACATGACTCTTGAAATTGAGACCACCAGGGGATTGGCAGCTCAAATCCTGAGGCACCGTTCGTTTACATATCAAGAGTTCTCACAGAGATATGCTGACAGTTCTATGTTGGCAGAAAAGATTCCTCTACCTGAACTTCGTAGACAGGATACAAAGAACCGTCAAAATTCTATTGATGATGTTGACCCGTTCATCCGTCAAGAGTTTCAGATCAAGATGCAACAACATTTTGATGATGCTATGAAACTTTACCAAGATATGTTAGAATATGGTATAGCAAAGGAGTGTTCACGTTTCGTGCTCCCCCTTGCTGTTCCCACAAAAATCTACATGACTGGATCAGTTCGGTCGTGGATTCATTATATCGAATTGCGTTCCGCTAATGGTACGCAGAAAGAACACATGGACATTGCACTAGATGCTAAGCGTGTGTTTGCTGAACAGTTCCCTATTTGTGCAGAGGCACTACAATGGCAATGAAATTATTAACACTAGATGACTATCAAAGAGCTGGAGAAACATTCTGGCCTAAGTATTGGTACATCGCCAAAGAACTTGGTGAAGATGTCAAACCTGAGCAAGTCATTAAAGTTATGGAAGCAATTGGTGGTGTCGCACTGAAGCTGGCACTAGAAGAGAAGGGAGCAGGTCCATTTGGATTTAATAAAGTAAAGGAGGGTTCTGATGGCGACGTATCCAGTGATTAATAAAGAAACTGGTGAACAAAAGGATCTTGTAATCAGTGTTCATGAGTGGACACAATGGTGCGAGGACAATCCTGATTGGCATAGAGATTGGAGTGATCCCTCTACATGCCCTGCCTCTGGTGAGGTTGGTGAATGGAGAGATAAGATGGCAAAGACCCATCCTGGATGGAAAGACATCATGAAAAACAAGGTGATCCCTAAAGCACCACGAAACCGTACCATTACAGACAAATACAACTACTAAAATGCCACCTAGAAAGAAGACAACTAAGTCACCTGGACAAGGTATGACTGCGAAGCAGAAGAAGCGTCGTAAACCTATTAACGAGGAGTATATGATCCCCGTTGAACCTCTTACTCATAATCAAAAATTATTTTTTGATGAGTGGGAAAAGGGTCAGATGATTTATGCTTACGGTGTTGCTGGTACAGGTAAGACATTCATTGCATTGTATAAAGCACTCAAGGATGTACTGAATGAGTACACACCATATGAAAAGATCTATATTGTTCGTTCTCTAGTTGCAACTAGAGAAATTGGTTTCCTTCCTGGTGACCATGAAGATAAGTCTTCTCTCTATCAGATACCATACAAGAACATGGTTCAATCCATGTTTGAGATGCCTGATGATGCATCGTATGATATGCTCTACGATAACCTGAAGGCACAAGAGACAGTATCATTCTGGTCTACTAGTTTCATCCGTGGTACTACACTAGACAATGCTATCGTTATCATTGATGAGTGTCAGAACCTAAACTTCCACGAACTTGATTCAATCATCACTCGTGTTGGACAGGATAGTAAGATCATTTTCTGTGGTGATGCTGCACAAACTGATCTGCAAAAGATTAGTGAGCGTACAGGTATCATTGACTTCCAACGCATCCTTCAGAAGATGGAGGAGTTTTCTCTTATCGAGTTTGGTATTGATGACATCGTTCGTTCTGGTCTCGTTAAATCTTATCTCATTAACAAAATTAATCTAGGTCTATGAAATTGTTTAATCACGTAGGTGGCATAGAACCTATTGAAATGTCTGCTGATCAGGTGGATGGTAAACGCATGTATCTGACACCAGAAGGTTTCAAGTTCCCGTCTGTCACCACCGTGATTGGCAGTAACAAAGAGAAGATGGCGGGTATCGCTAAGTGGCGAGCTCGTGTTGGTGAGAAGGCAGCAAATGCAAAGTCCACTCGTGCTACTGGACGTGGTACGAAATATCATTTAGTTGCAGAAGATTATCTGAACAATAATCTGGACCTAAAAAAGTATAGTAAGTCACCTCTACCTGTCCTTATGTTCCAGCACAGTCGCCCTGTTTTGGACCGTATAAATAATATTTACTTACAAGAAGCGGCGCTCTACTCTAAACATTTAGAATTAGCGGGGCGTGTAGATTGTATTGCTGAGTTTGACGGAGTGCTGTCTATTATTGACTTTAAGACAGCAGAGCAACCAAAGCGTGAACAATATCTTTACGACTACTTCGTTCAAGAAACTGCATACGCATGTATGTTACAAGAAAACTACGGGATGAGTGTACAACAACTCGTCACAATCGTTGCTTGTGAAAACGGAGAAACTCAAGTTGTGGTACATCCACCTAAGAAAGAATTCTTTATGAAACTCATGAGTTACATCGACGAATACCAAGAACGATATGGACAAAAAACAATTATTAGAGGATAAATTTATGACTGCTGCGAGATTCTCGCAGGAGGTGGAGAAGATTGCACACCACAATCCAGAAATGAATTACATTGATTCTGTTATCCACTACTGTGAACTAAACGAAATTGAATTGGATACTGTTAATAAATTAATCAGTAAACCATTGAAAGAAAAGTTGCGTCATGATGCACAGCAACTTAACTTTATGAAAAAAACAAGTCGTGCCAAATTAATGCTAGTATGAGCTTTTTCCATTCCGATATAGTTAGAGGTGACATCCAAGAGATGTTAGAGTTGCAGCAGTTCTGTTTCAGATCTGCTATGAACTTTATACTTCTAGATCCAGATAGAAAACTTGAATATTTTGAAGCACTAGAAAGATTGATTAGTAAACAGCAGGTGTTCTATGCTCGTGCTAAACTGAGTGATGACCCTGAGGCAAAGTCAGTTGTCGAAACGATGAAGCAAGGTATCATCATGCTAGGTGCCACACCAGGTACTACCATTGAAAACATGTTCCAAGAACTCCTTGACCGAGTTCAAAAGATGAAGGGACAATTAGAAAGTGGCACAGAGGGTTGACACCCGACTCTGTGCCTGTTATTATGATGAAGTGATCAGGGGTCACACAAACCAAATCCAAAACAATCCGAGGCAATCTATGTCATTCGCAGATCTGAAGCGCAAGTCCAGCAACAATTTCCAGTTCCTACAGAAGGAACTTGAAAAATCATCCAGCGGTAAGAACGTTGATGAGAGATTCTGGAAACCAGAAGTTGACGCTTCTGGAAATGGATACGCTGTTATCCGTTTCCTCCCCGCCCCTGATGGTGAGACCATCCCATGGGCAAAACTGTACTCCCACGCCTTCCAAGGTGTTGGTGGTTGGTACATCGAAAACTCCCTGACTACACTCAACGATAAGGATCCCGTTGGTGAAGTGAACCGCCGTCTCTGGAACAGCGGTGATGATGCAGATAAAGAAACTGCACGTAAGCAGAAGCGTAAGCTCTCCTACTACAGCAACATCTATGTTGTGAAGGATCCTAAGCACCCTGAGAATGAGGGTCGTGTATTCCTCTACAAGTATGGCAAGAAGATCCACGACAAGATCCTCGCTGCTATGCAACCTGAGTTCCAAGATGAAGAACCAGTAAACGTCTTTGATCTTTGGGAAGGTGCTAACTTCAAACTGAAGATCAAGAAGGTCGCAGGATATTGGAACTACGATAGTTCTGAGTTTGATAATGTCTCTGCTCTCAGTGCAGATGATGACGTGCTGGAAGCAACCTGGAAGTCAGAGCACTCCCTGGAAGCATTCACTTCTAAGGAAAACTTCAAGTCCTATGAGGATCTTGAGCGTCGTCTGAACATGGTGCTTGGTATTGGGCAACGTCCTGTTACACGTCCCTCTGTTGATGATGAGGAGTACGAACCAGTGGTAACAACTGGTGGGTTCAACGACTCTGACATCACTGCATCTGCTCCTTCTCCTGTCAAGCAGGAAGCAGTCGTTGATGATGACGATGCACTGTCATACTTCGCACGTCTTGCTGAGGATTGATGGACGTAGTAAACGCATGGCATTCCATGGGTTACGGGGAGGGGTTTCTCTTCTCCCTTTGGGTCCTTGGAATGTACTATATTAAACTTCGTATGGACAAATTCATTCGATGAAGAAAGTGCTAGGAGTTATCTTGCACCCTGTTACAATCCTAAACCTAACTTTTGTTGGGACCTTAGGATTGATTCAGGTAGTCCACACTAAAGCACACCATACTTTAGAAACTGATGTACATGGTCATGTGCATCGAGCATTGAGAAAGAATCCAGAGTTGGCACGATCAGCTTGTTATGAACTTGACTAATGAAGAAAAAAGAAATGATCGAGGCACTACGTAAGCGTCTCGATCAGGTGGAGGAAGACAACCTAGTTCTCCTCACGCGAGTAGCAAAACTAGAGACAAAATTTGATAATCAAATCTGTGAAAAGTGAAAAAATTATTCTGGTAAAAATTTGTTGAAAAAGTCGATTAGATTCTTGCTCTTTTCAATCTAGCAGTGATATAATCATCACTCTTTTTATATCTATTTGTTTTCCTAAAATCATCTACAAATGATATGAAATAATCCTCTTTGAGAACAAAGATCTCACGCTTTTTCTCATTTTCTGCAGTGTAATGCTCCATAACAGTAATAGCTTTTGAAATTTCGTTACCATTTTTAGTAACGTAATTACCATCAGAGAAAAGGAACTTATGTTGACCATCGTAAAAGATCTTGTCAACATGGGTTCCTTTTTTGTATTGTCCATAATCATACGTTTCATAGTGATGAATGGTTCCATATGGATCATCAAATTCAGATTGAATTGATTTTGTCAACTCATAGTTAGATACGGGCCAATCAAACTGTGCATTGACAATATTATTTGATAGCAGCACTACCCAATCATACATCTCATCACCATACACGCTCTTTGCTACATGTTCTGGTCTTTCTCTATCACCAATCTGATATAGATCAAAGAACACTGCATTCTCAAAGATATTTTTGTTTAGTTCATATCTTCTGAAGAAATTCTTAGCAACGGTAATATCTTCTTGTGTGAATGGATATCCAATAGGTTTGATTGGATATTGTATGTTTGGGATTAAAGAAAAATACATTAGTGACCTCCGTGCAGAGCTTTATTTCCTTGTTTGAATGTACTTGGTCCAACTGGTCGAATGTCTTCTCTGTACACAAGTTTGAGTTCTTTGAATGATAATCTTAGTTCAGTTGCAACTGGATAACCATCTCTTGTTACAACATATTGTCCATCAGTAGTGTAGTTAACATCAACACTAACTAATGCACATGTTTTATATTGTGGAAGGAATGGATGTAAACCTCCTCCCTGCATGAATGCAAACTTAACTACACTAGGAACAGAAATAAAACCAACTTTTGATTCTGCTTTGCCTGCTATATTAAGTATCGATCCTAGATTTGACGCTTTACGCCCCTGCTGTTTACCAGGAATACCAAACGAAGAGTGTAAGCACATTTTAAATGTTCTTACAATTTCAAAAATAATTTCTGCTTCAGCTTGATTATTTGGAACTAATTTATATGTGAAGTCAATGGTTCTCATTTGGGGGTTTCTGAATAGCAGTTCAGTGTTTGGATTTAACACTACTCCTGCTGATGACCCGAATAAATCATTTCTGCTAAGTTGTTCACCAGTTGCACTTGCAACTTGATTTCTAATAAAATCAGCACCAGCAATTTCTGGTAATCTTCCTGCTGCATTCAGTCCATTTTCTACTTGACCTTGCAATGCTCCAATTACATTACCATCTCTTAGTGCCATACCACCTCTGACTTTAGCAACTGCTGTGTTACTAAAAGATTGATCGGACCACTCTGCTCCATATGTAGATGTTACATCAGGAGGAACATATAATACAACTTGATTCAATTGTGTATCAACTTTTAAGGCACTTACTGATCTATTATATTCAGAAAGACTATCATACTCACCAGTACCTTCTCCTGTTAGGTTTGCAACAACGCCTTGACCACCAAACGGTGGTTGATATCTAAAGAATTGGAACAGCATGTAATCTGTGCTTCCCAATATAGAATCGTTTGGATATCTCAGTGATGAATTGTGAGCATCGTTTCTATCGTTATCTCCTGTAATTGCTGATGGTTTTACCGTAAATGAAATTGCATCAGGACCAATAATATCATCCTTTAGATCACGGGCGGTTTGTTTGAGATCAGCAATTACATCTTCCAACAAATTACCAGCAGGACTATTTTCCATCCAATTAATCACACCTTCTAGATCATCATCTAGACCTAGTGCTTTAAGAGAACCTTTAATTGTCCAAGGAAGTGCATCAAACCAATCGTTACTTTGTTTGTTCGACTTTACTTCATCTTTGGTAGTAGTTTCCTCCTCTACCTGTTGTGATACTGGTTTTGGATCTGCCATTATTTACTTTGACCCGTAATTTTATCGTAGAAAGCGTCATCTGTATCTTTCCATACAGTTCTTTTATCTATAGGAAAGGTAACACCATTGACACTTTTCACAAATTCCTCTGTTGGTATGAGAATAGCACTATCCCACTCTGCTTGAGCAAGGTCAATGTATACTCCTTCTTGGACATGGTTATGTAGGTATTTATGGAAACATGCCTTAGGTACGTCGATTCTTCCTTGTAATAATTTTTTGGTAGCAATCATCCTCTTTTTTGGTGACAAATAGTGCAAATTTATTCCTGTAAATTCGCTACCCTTTGACTTGAGAACATATACTAATGGAAATCTGTCATAGTAAGGCAACCATCTCATTTTTGCCTGATACTCAAACATATAAAAATGTTTCTCTAATGTAGTATTACGTAACTCATTGTTTGTTTGAGATACATCGGTACTACCTTTGTTATTAAAATTCTTTTGATATGCACCAGATTCTGACTTTACTGCTGCTCTATACCATTTTATAGATTTCTTTTGTCCTGAGCTTTTACTTTTTATTTTGTCAAATAGAGTTTGATATCCCTCTGGTATTTTATTTGTGGTTCTAATAGTTTGTGTAGAACCAAATCCTTTTGGCATTGTTCTATACTCCTAAATGGTCTTCGGTTAGTATTAAGAAGTTCATCTGCCTATCTTCACAATACTCACGCGCTGCTGACCATTTAGTTTGGTTTTTGGCGTATGTTAAAGCTGCATTACGATATGAGGCAGTTCGTTTATTTTTCTCATTCGGTGGTTGTGTTTGTTTTTTGGGTTTTACTTCAATAATATATTTTGTGATGTTACCAGATTTTTCGCGAACTTTTATGTAGAAATCTGGATAATATCTTCTTACCTTACCATCAGGAGCTCTGTATGGTATAATAATCTCTTCACTTCCCCACTGTAATATTGAAGGGTTATTGTCACAGAACACCATGAACTTTCGTTCCCATAGCGACCTGTAAACAACGTTTGTCGGGTTGCCACGGTACTTCTGAGGGTTTTTAGGTTTAAAATACCCAGAGTACGCCATAAATATAAAAAGACCAACGTAGGTATTTAGTGTGTCTATAGACAACTTTTTAAAGAAGATCGGTAATAGAGGTGGTATTGCTTCAAGCAATAACTTTGATGTGCATTTTTATCTAACACCAGAACTTAAAAAAGCGTTGTCATCATATTTTAAAGAAGAAGATATCAAAATTTTCTGTGATGAGGCACAGCTGCCAAATATTAGCACTGGAACTGGATCAATTACTGGAAGATACCTAGGTGAGAGTCAAGTAAACTATGCAACCAGTCGTGTCTTCAGCACATTTCAATTAGGTTGGATGTTAACTGCTGATCTACTCCCTCTGAAATTCATTCAATCATGGAATGATTATATTTTTGGAGAGAATATGTTGACACAAAAACCAGGAAGTGGACTTGAAAGTATGAGAACTACTGATAGATTGAATGCAAAACGTCCAGTTCGACTAGCATACCCCGATGAATATAGATGTAACATAAGGATTACTAAAACTGAAATGGGTCCAGAAAGTACACAAGAAAGAGCACCAATCAGTTATGTAATGGAAAACTGCTGGCCTGCAGAGGTTGATGCTGTTCCTCTCTCATATGGTAATACTCAAGTAGTTAAGTTCACAGCACAGTTCCAATATGAAAGACATTATGTTGTGATGAATGATACTACACAACAAACCTTTAAGCAGGTTGACACCCTCTATGATGAGAACGGACGATATATTGGTGTAAGGTAGGAAATTTGTAAACTCAATTCCATGAAAGTGGGAAAAAAATTCCCGCTAAATTTTGATTAAAAAAGTCACACTAAATAATATTACTGAACGAGCATATTATGTCACTACCGAAGATTGGTTATCCTATTTCTAGTATTACTGTGCCTTCTACAGGCAAAAATATTAAAATTAGACCATTTACCGTAAAAGAAGAAAAGGTGCTTTTACTAGCATCAGAAGATGGGAACGAAGATGGAATTAAAGATGCAGTTATTGACCTTCTTCAAAACTGTATTACAAGTAGAGGAGTAAAAATTGAAAGTTTAGCATCTTTTGATTTAGAGTACATTTACTTAAAAATTAGATCTGTCTCTGTTGGAAGCACAGTAGAATTCGTTATTACTTGTAGAGATGATGGTGAAACAACTACAACTGTAACAGTAGACCTTGAAAGTGTGGAAATTGAGTTCCCAGAAGGTCATGATAAAAAAATCATGCTTGGTGACAAGCTTGGATGTGTTATGAAGTATCCTGGAATTGATACTTTTGTTAATGTTTCGCTTTTAAAGAAATTTGAAGAAGATGATGTAATTGACTTCATTGCAGATTCTATCGATCAAATCTTTGATGAGGATGAAGTATTTGACAGCTCAACTACTACAAAGGAAGAGTTTAAGACATTTGTTGAAAATCTAACCAGAGAACAATTCGATAAATTCTCTGAATTTTTTGCAACTGCACCAAAACTGTCTCATACATTCGAGGCAAAAAATCCAAAAACTGGTGTTGTTGATGAATATACAATTGAGGGATTATCTAATTTTTTCGGGTAAGCCTCTTCCATATGTCCTTGGAGGGGTACTATAAAACTAATTTTGCTTTGATTCAGCACCATAAATATAGCTTGACGGAAATTGAAAATTTAATGCCGTGGGAACGAGATGTTTACACTGCATTATTGCAACAATATCTTGACGAACTTAAAAAAGCACAAGAAAGCTAATGGCATCGGGATCTTACGCAATTAAAGGTTTACAACTTGCGGACATTAAAAGGGTCTTCAAGGTAAAAGCTAACAGACAGCAGGCAAGAGCAGGTGATGTAATTAAATTTACAATCACTGCTACTGGTGTTTCTGATAGAACTGTTAGATCTTACTATATTGAAGGGGTTGCTCCAGAGGATCTTGCTGACCAAAAAACAGGTGGATTGTTTTATCTAAGACAAGGAGAGGCAGAAGTTTATGTTCAAATTGCCCCAGATTATGATAATGATAAAGATGTAGAACTAGTATTTAATGTAGTTGATAGTAAATCAACTCTATTCAGAATTAAACGTCCTCCACAAGCAAAAGTCCTTATTAAAGGAGATGGAGAACCAAGTCAGGAAAGAGATAGAAAAAGATTAAAGGATCAAAATAGAAAAAGAATCCAGCAAGGAAAGGATGGACAATTAACAAGACAAGATCCAATTCAGAGAGTTCGTGTCAGTGAACAGCAACAAAAAGCACTAAAATATGGAGTAAAACAACTACCTGGAATGCGTCAGAGGGCATTACCTGCTGGAAGACCAAGAGCACTGCCAGGAGTAAGAGCACCTAAGGCACTACCTCCAGTTGGTGGAATGCCTGCTAGTAGTCAAATTGTTGATATAACTCCTATTAGCAAAAGTGTACGTCCTATGGGTGGATCACTTGCTAGATCTGGTGGTGGAGCACTTGCTAGATCTGGTGGCGCAGGCGCAATGAGAGGTGTTAGAGCTCCTGGTGCGCTTGGTGTGGCAACTGCTGGAATGGAATTTGGCAGTAGAATGAGTTCTGGACAAAATGTAGTACAAGCTGGTGCTGGAACTGCTGCTTCTGTTGGTGGTGGAATTGCTGGTATGAAAGCAGGTGCTGCAGCAGGCGCTGCATTGGGATCTATTGTTCCTGGTATTGGAACTGCTATTGGTGGAATTTTAGGTGGTGTTCTTGGTGGTATGGGTGGATCCATGCTGGCATCTAAAGCAACAGATACAGTAACTGGTGCAAATCGTCAAGAATTTGCAGAAGGTGGACATATCATTCCTAAAATGACTGATATGCCATTCAATCTACCTGGATTGAAAGGATCTTTTAATGAACCTGGAAATCCAGAAATGCTTAGTATTACTCCATTGGATGATCCTTTAAAAGCAGCACAATCTATCTCTGGTATTGCAAGTGCAGCTGGTGGTATGCTCCCTGGTATGGGTATGCTTGGTGGTATTCTCCCTGGTATGGGTATGCTTGGTGGTATTGGTTCTGCCGTTGGTGGTGGTTTAAAAAATATCTTTGGTGGTAAAGAAAAGGAATATAAAGGTATTGCGAAAGCAATTGGTGCAGAGATGGAAAAAAGAGGTATTGGTGATCCACTTGGTTTGAAAGGTGGTAAATCGTTTGGTAATAGTGTTAGAGACCTCTTAGACAAAATTCCTGGTATCAAAGATATCTTTGGTAAGCGTGATGGTAATACACAAGGTCAACAACAGGGTACTTCTCCTGGTGGTGGACAGATGAGTAATGTTGCTGGAAGCACAGCAGAAAGAAATGCTGCAGCATTCTTATCTACCTTAGAAGGCACCAGTGGACAGAATGCTGCGGATGCTATGCAAGTAATGCTTAATAGAACTGCTGATGCACAAGCAGGTGGTTCTATGAGTGCATACGGATCTACTTTGTTTGATCAAATTACAGGCAAAGAACAATTCTCACCATTCTCTGCAGCAATTTATGGAACTAGTGCTGATCCTGATGCTGCAGCAAAATATGGTCCACTAGCGCAGCAACTTGGATCTAGTCCAGAAGAAAGAAAGCAAAGATTATTACAGATTGCAGGACAACCAGATGGAATGCAGCAATTAGAAAAATTATTTAAGGGTGGATCTGCATCTGCTGCTGGAGAAGTCCTTAACGATTTTGCCACTGGTGGTTCTTTATCTCAAACAGCTGCTCAAGGTATTGGATCTAAGGTATCCTTCAGAGGATATAGTCGAGGTTTACCAGCGGATCGTTTTAATAGAGGAACAGGTGGAAATTATTTCTTCGACAATTCTTCTACAGGTAAAGTAGGTTCACTTAGTGATGTTTCACAATCACCAGCAATGCAACAACCTCAAGGAGCAGGTCAAACTGTAGT